CGCCCGGTCCACCAATCTGGCTGAGGAGACGTCCTAACGGACGTCGATATACAATTTGGTTGTGGATCAGGGGTTTGTAGGCGTTGGATTTCTTGTTTTAAGCTGTTTTCGCACGTTCTGCTTATGTTTAAGCTTAATTCTCTTGCTGTTTGCCAGACTTGGGGGTCGATTCTTATGGTGACGAGTTTTCTCATTTTTCTTTTTTCCTCCGTTGTATTTACAATTGTATTTACAGCTTGCCCACTTTAAAAACTCAACGTAAATCCATGTGTGAATTTCCATCAAAGGCGGCTTTGGCGTTTACATAAACGCTGACCAATCCATTAAGTAGCGAAAACGCTTCCTTTTGTTAATTGAGGCTAAAATTGAGGAGAGGTGATCATAATGGGTAAGAAAGCTGTTATTGTTGTTTTTCTTGTTGAGGAAAGCGCTGAAAAGTCGAATGAAGAAATAGAGAAAGAGATCCTCGAGGAGCTTTTGGAGCGTCCGCCAATGGTTCCGTGGTTGAAGAAGGTTGAGAAAGTCACGGTGACGGAAGCCTAAAAGAGCGAGTTTTTTCTCAAGACACATCCTAAATACATTTGTCTACTGGACCTCCACTATCTTAATATAATTACAGTGCAGTTAACTTATTGCTAAGCAAAATATGGTTGATGGTGCAGAATGCCAAGAAAAGATAGGCTGGAAGCCATAAAAAACTTGGAAGCAATTTGCGAATCACCAGTTATCACTTATGTTACTGGAGACCGCCGTCCAACAGCTTATCAAATTTCAGATGATGCCGTAAGAGTTTTGTATAGACATCTTCAGGTAATAGGTTCTCAAAATAGAATCAACCTCTTCTTATATACCCGAGGTGGGCAGTTAGTAGCTCCTCCACGTATAGTTCACTTGTTTAGGGAATATGCCAAAACGTTCTATGCTTTAGTGCCCTACAGAGCACATAGTGCTGGAACTTCCATATGCTTAGGAGCTGATAATATCATAATAGGTAAAATGGGAGAACTCAGCCCCATTGACCCTACAACAGCTAATCCATTCAATCCTCAAGCAATGCCCGGAGACCCTCGTAACATGTTAACTAAAATCCCTATTAGCGTTGAAGATGTTGACGCATATCTATCTTTAGCTACTGATAGAGCAAAGCTCGTGAGTGAGAAGGAAAAAATCGAGGTATTCCGTGCCTTAACGGATAAAATTCAACCTATTGCTTTAGGTAATGTTCACAGAGTTTCTAAAGATATCCGAACATTGACACCTGAGTTACTGACTTACCAATTAAAGAAGGCAGAGGAAAAGATAAAAATCCCAGAAATAACGAAGGCACTTACGGAAACATATACACATAACTATCTAATTACTCGTGATATTGCTGAAAGGATCGGATTAAAAGTAACTAAACCTGACGATAAATTGGAGTCTACAATGTGGACTCTATATGAACTCTATGAGAAGGATCTGCACCTACGTGAAATTTTCGACCCTGAGGAAATTCTGGGTGACCAAGAATCAGCTACAGTTACATATGATGTGGCTTTTATCGAAAGTTTGCATAGAGGCGATGTATTCAGGATGGAAATTTCAGTAAGACGTGCACCACGCAGAGCCCCTGCGATCCTACCTCCAGGGGTTGCTCCTCCTGGTGCTCCTCCTCCTGCTGTAGTTCCTCCTATTGAGGAATTTACAGTAAAACTTAAACCTAAGGGTTGGATAGAAATTACTGAGGATTGAGGTATAAGAAATGGACATAAAGGATTACAGTGTAGTTTCGGACAGAATAGTCATCAAAGATTATTTAGATGATATTGTTATCGTAGTCCCAGATCCAAAAATATTCAGTCCCCCAAAGGGAGTTCGTGCCACATCAAACGTAATATATCAACAAATTTACATTCGACAGGAATAAGAGCAATCATTAGTTTTCTCACCTTTGCGTATTTTCTGTTGGATTCACGAGTCCTAAATACATTTCTTTCTTTCAGCCCTGAACTTACACTTGTAATTTTCAAACTCAAAGAACTTACTTTTTATAGGACGCCCAGAATAGGTAAACTTTTGTTTGTGTTAGGAAGCCGAGGATGCGAAGCATCTTAGCCAGCTTCTCAACGCTGGCCTTGTCAACTCGGTTGCAGAACTCTTCATGCTTTAGATAAGCTTGACCCACCGCTGCTATACGTTTTCGATAGAGTCCACCCGCTTTGCTTACAAACTTAAAAATATCTTTAACTTGTTCCACAAGGCGAGGATCCTCTCGCATTCGCTCCAGGTTATACTTGGTAGAACCGAGAAACACTGGGTTAAATCCAAGCTGCCTCAATTTTTCAACGCCTTCTACGATCGCTGGGTTAGGCTTGGTCTCTGCAATTTTTGTCATACCTGCACGTTCGAAAAACGGATTGTAGCGGGCCATGACTGCTGTTGTTTCGACATATGGCTTTCCAGCTAAAGGAAGTGTTTCACGCACAAGTTTGACGCCAAGTCCGATGGTGCGGTATTTCGGATGAACCACAACGCGGGCAATACATGTTAAGTCTCGATTCACCTCTTGAATGGTTAATGTTTTGCCTAAGGCTGCTTTGCGACCATACGTGTGAATTGCAGGGCTACGATAAACAATGACTCCGCAGAGCTCATTATCACATTTCAAAACAAAGATTTTCTGAGCACAGACAAGTCCTCGGCTGTCGCGGTAATGAAAGGCAGCTAACTTCTCATAGTCTTCACGGGTTCCCTCTTCAATCCGCATCTCCCGAACAAGTGAGCATTCACGGTTAATCTCATCATCATAGTAGTTGACCTGAATCTCCTTCCCGAATCTTTTGTGAATGTGAACTGAGGGCCTGAGATCCTCGAATAGGTCTTGGTGTGTTGTGGCTGCTATAACAGCTCTGCCCATCTTCCTCGCAACCTTCTGCACATTAAAAGCCACTATTTTCGCCGTATCCCTGTCAAGTGTTGACGCAAACTCATCCATAATCCAAAACTGCTTACCCGACTCAATCAGCTTTGCAAGGCGGTAGCGGTATTTCTGGCCGTCGCTGAGCTGGTTGTAGCGACGTACAAATAGGAAGGCATCATTGAGCCCCACCCTGCTCAGAAGCTCAAGTCCCTGCTCAAATGTTTCTCCCACCGTGTCAATCAAGGGTTTAGTGGGTTCGAATTCCACCAAGCACGGACTTTCCTGAGCCACTGCTACCTGTGATAAGTACAATGTCTGTGGAACCAATTTTCAACTCTACATCATCGTAAAGAACATGCTCCTGAAAATTGTCGACGCCTAAGCCAAACGCTTCTGAAACCTTGATTGTTCGAGGCGTTATGTCAGTTTTCGTCTTATATGATATGTTATAGGTGAACTTTCCTTCTCGCTTATCCCAGATCCGAGCAAACCTCTGGATCTCAAAATCCTGAAGCTCTCTACGTCTCATCACTAATACGCCCTTACCAGCCTCGAAGGAGCTTTTTCAGGCATTGAGGCTACTACAGCGAGGCAGATGCTCCAGAAGCGGTCATCATGGCTTCCTTCCGGGTGACTAAAGGTGTAGATTTCGCTGCCTGGGCTTTGTTCCCATTGTACAATGTTTAATTCCGCTTGAACATCCTGATCAAAAGGTAGTTCAAATCGTCTTCGTGCATCTTCAGGTAGTAGCCCCACATCCGCTTTGCGAGGAGTCATCATGAGCTGTTTAAGCGTCATGGCCATTCCATGTTTGGTTGGTTTAGTGAAGTCTACGCCTCGAAGTCCAGGGAACCCAGCTTTCTCAATTTGCTCGTCGATTCCCTTGGTTCCAGTGTGATCATAATAAACGGCGCGGACGGTTTTCCATCGGTCGCAGATAGACTTGATGTATGCCATGACGGTGACGTATGGAGTACCAAGTTTGAACTGTTTACAATGCACCAGAGAGCGAACATCCGCCCTTTTGTCGATGACTGAAACTACACCGTGATCTCTTTCTCTGCCTAGGTCCCAGCCAATGTAAAAATTGCCCGTTATGGATTCTTCAAAGTCAACGAGCTCTAATTCCTCGCTTTGGCATTTAATGATTAAGCTGGATGGAAGGAAGGCGGTTTCATCAGATACAAAAGCGCATTCCATTTCCCGTTTCCATCGCCAAGGATCTCCGGCGTATTGCTCCCGCATAATTTCAACTTGTTTACGGTCCAAGGGACCGTGAGGCTTCAAAACATCCTTCCAGATTCGCAGGTAGCGTGGCGGATCATGTTCATGTTTGTTGCCACTAAACATCCTAAAGTTTTTGTCAAAACACATCGCATGGTATATGCTGTCTTTGTTCCATGGGGTGCTTGCAACATTGATGTAAACAGTTCGCGTTAACGTCATGGGCAAAAGCGCGCTTAACCAGAGGTCTCGATCCTTCCGGATGAAGTTCAATTCATCTATCGAAATTTTTCTCGGGCCATGACCACGAATTGTGAATGGTTCCGGAGTCTCAGCAAGAATCACTGATTTGTTTCTGAAGCGGATTATCGTTTGCAACTCATCATAAATCAGCTTCTCATACACGTCTTTATCCATGCGGGCTAAGTGCTGGTGAAGCCCGCCCTCTCCCTGAAAATAGATTTCCTTGACCTGTTGCCACTTAGGCATAGTTACGATAATTCTTGAGTTTGGGTTACGTGCGGCAAAATATAGGTCGTCACCAGACATGACTGTTGTTTTACCCGCTCGCCTGCACCAACGCAAAACTTTCAGAGGTGCTGAATCTCGCAAAAATTCGGCTTGGTATGGATAGGGTGGGATGTGTAAAATTTTTTTGAAAAACTCAACAGAGTCCTCTGGGATGTTAATAGGTTCAGCTTGTCGCTCTCGTTCACGCCTAAGTTTGGCCACTTTCTTCCTCAAGCGTCGCAACTTCTCGCTCAAACTCATCAATCTCCACGTCGCGGACCATGCCATAACTTGTCTTGATTAAATCGGTGAGAACCTGCATGGCTCTTAGCCGCTGCTTGGTCTTTGTTTTCCTGGAGTTTATGATCTTCTCCACTCGCTTGATCATTTTATTCAAAAGTTCCACGTATTTCTCTCGCTCCTTAGTTGGCTTTATCGTGAATCGCAAGGCGACTGTGAAGGTGTATTGTGGGTGTCTTATGGGGGGGTTTTGAATCCGAACGGACTTATTTCCAAGCTTTTCAGAGTGAACAGAGCTCATTTTAAATTCCTTCTCAGAAAAAATTTTTTCACGCTCTCTGGCTGATGAATATGCCCGTGACGGTGCCAATCAACCCTGAAATAGCAGAGAAGACTTCGGAGTTCCATGACTTAAAACATATCATGTGGAAGATCTGCAGCGCCATTAAGCCAATGAGAGCGTAGATTGAGAATGTTACGAGGTACACTATGTTGTCGTTTGGCTCAACCTCAATGTGCCTTTTGCCACGAGGACCCTTAACCGTTAGCCTTCTTGTTAACGCCTTTTTAATGCGACTACTCACTGTTCACGCTCCTCCATTGACGCCGTCTGAACTGGACGGCTCGACGCTTGCCAGAGATGAAACTGTTCAGCACGTTTTGAGCCTCATCCGCTGGGAGATGACCTTTTTCGATGACTACAACGTTGACCATCCATGTTAGCGGGACAGCTGTGTAGTCACTGTCGTAAATCATCTCTGTGTAACGGAAGTTGTTCTGGGCAAGGATGATCTGCTTGTTTTTCTCTCCGAAAACACCCAAGAAAACGCCCCAGCTTTTCACGGGAATATCTATAGTGCTCCTGGCTCTACTTCTTCCAATGCTTGCGTCAAACCACTCTACTCTAACAAGGTCGCCTAACTGCAAACTTTTAATCTTCTTAGTTACCTTTTTATTCATCGATCACAATCCCCGCTTGTAGCGTGCTAAACTCTTGGTTTTGGCGCGTAAATCATACAGATGATCAGCGAGCAGAGACGGTTCTTTTCCGAGTTCCAACGTCTTTCAAGAAGACGAAGAGAAAGCCCGAATTTAAACCC